CGTACGCGGCCATGGCTTTCGTCATCGCCAGCGTCGGGCTGGACAGGTGACTGATAGCGTCGGCAAGGTTCTCGGATGCCTGTTGGGCGCTCATGCCGTGCAACGTCAACCCCGACAGGGCACCAAGAACGTCCTGGAGGGACAGGCCGACCGCCGCCGCTTTGGGCAGCACCGCGCTCAACGAGCCGGTGAGGTCCTGGAAGTTGGTCTTACCAACGGATACGGCCGCGACCAGTTTTGAGGTGACAACGCCTGCGTCGCCCGCACTCAACCCGTAGTCCCGGATCACTGACGTGACCGCGTTGGTGACCGTGCCCAGGTCCGCGTTCTCCATCTTCGCGCCCTCGGCGGACGCGCGCATCACTTGCAGCGCTTGTGATCCGTGGTAACCGGCGGACTCCACTGTGTACATGCCGGTGGAGATCTGCTGCGCGGAGTACCCGACCTGGCCGGCCATCGACAGGATGCCGGAGCTGACCCCGCCGAGTTGGCTTTGCACCTCGCCGGCCGTGGTGACGAGACGTTCCTGCGAGGTTTGGAACGCGGTGGCGGCGTTGACACCCTTGACGCCAAGGTCCACGCCAATGGCGACGGCGATGAGCGCGCCCATCTTGCCGTACTGGGACATCAGCCCGCCGAGCGTGCCGCTCGTATCCGATGCCAATGCCTTGACGCGGCCCAGCGACGCACCCTCGGCATCGTTGGCTGCGGCCGAGGTGCGGGCGGCGGAGTTGTTTCTTGCGCGCACTCCAGCCAGGTTCAGTGACGCTAGGCGCGACTTGTCCGCCGCTACCGTCACGTTGCGCTGCGATGCGGCCAGTGTTTCCTCGGCCCGCACCACCTGAGACGAGTCGGCGGCGTACTTGCCGCGCGCCTCGGCCAACCGCTGCTCGGCTACGCGGACCTGCCCGGCTGCCGTCTCCTCCCGGCCATGGGCGGCCACAACCTTCGCCGCCGCCGTCTCGATGGCGAGCTGGGATGCCTTGGCGCGGCTGATGATCCCCGCGTTGGCACCCACCCCGGCGCGGGCGGCCTGGGCGCTGAAGGCGTCGGAGAATGACCGGCCGGCCTTGCTGCCCACGTCGGTCGCGGCGGGGATGACTTGCTTACCCAGCAGCGCAGGGAAGTCGGTGGCGACTGGGAAGACGCGGACGGCAAGGCTGGCGGCGGTGGACATGGCGCCCCCTTGCCGTGGTGCTACGTGGTGTCGGTGGCGGGGGCGTACACGCGGCCATCGCTGGGTACCGTGCTCACGTCCAGCTCGCCGCGCATCATCGACGTGAGGGCGTCGTGCACCTGGCGGGTCTGTTCCCGCGCCTGCTGCGCCTCCACCGTGTCCGGCCGGGGCAGCGGCGTCGGGCGCGCATTGCCGCCGTGGGCGTTGGCGTAGTCGGCCCGCGCGAACGCCACGGTGTCAGCGATGTGGGCCACGAGGTACATGAGGTCTGACCATGGGGTGCCCCGTTGGGCACGTACGGTGGCCGAGTCCTCGGGGAGGTGTTGCACCAGCACCAGCAGGGCCCGCGCCGTCATGTCCCCGCGCCAATACTGCGCGATGTCCCGGCCGGGGTAGTACCGCGCGATGTCCGCTTCGATCTCCTCGGGGAACGTGCGGAGCAGCGCCATTACCTCGGCAGTTTTGGGTGCTGCTGCGCCTCTTCAGCCATGAGCTGCCAGGCCAACATGACGTCGGCGGAACGGCCGCCGCCGGCCAGCAGCCGCGCGTGCTCGGCGTCGCCGAGGATGGCCTTGGCCGAGGCGATGGTGCCGGTGGCCGATTCGATCAGCCCCTGCGCTTCTTCGGACACGAACATGGGGTTCTCGATCGTGATCGTTTCCCCGTTGTCCAACTCCAACTCGATACCGGGTTCCATGCCCAGGGACTCCACGGCCTGGGTCCGCATCTCAGCGAGCTTGAGGCGACGGCGGTTCGGTTGCGACATCAACACTCTCCAGCGGGATCGGGAAGACGTGCGGGGCGCGGGTAGTGGGCAACGCCCCGCACGTCTCAGTCGGTAGGCGGCCAGGGGCCGCCCTAGGTAGCTGGTCGCGGCAATGGCCAGCCACAAACAGATCAGGGTGGCGCGTACCAGCCACGTCGCGGGCGGCAGCGTGACAGCGAACGACATTCCGGCGAGCGCGCCGACCACTGCCGCCTCGGCGCGCTCACCCATACCAGGGGTGTTAGCTCGTCGTCGCGGTCAACGTCGCGGCGGCCGAGCTGCCGTTGGCGTTGGTGGCCACGACGGACACGACGTAGGTGGTGGCGGTGACTAGGCCGCCCACCGTGCAGGCCGTGGTGGTGGTGTTGGGGTTGGTGGGCAGGAACGTCGCCCCACTCACGGGTACGCCGTTGGACGCCAGGACGACCGACACGGTGTAGGAGGCCGGGATGGGGCCGGTGGCCGGGGCCGTCCACGTGATCGGCAACGTCGTCGCGGTCTTGACGCCGAGGGTGACCGCGGTCGGCGCGTTCGGGATCGCCATCGCCCGCCACCCAGGGCCGTCCCGGAACCGCTTGACGCTGTAGCCGGCCACGGCATCCGGGTACGCCTGGAACGTCAACGGCACCTGGATTTCGGTCTTGGCGACCCAGTCTTGCTTGTCGGGCTTGACCATCAGGGCACGCGGGTACAGCTTGGCCTCGAAAATGTAGGACCCTGCGCCGCCATCCACACCCAGGAACAGCAGGCTACGCGGGACGACGCTGGGCACCTTCGGCTTCGTCACCACGTACCCGGCGCCACCTAGGACGCCGGCACTGGCCACCGCGATGGAGTTGTACAGGCAGTCGGTGACCGGTGTGGATTGCAGCGCCGTGATCTTCGCCTGCTCCGTGTCTGCCGTGACGTCGGTGCGCAACGGCTGGCGGGTCTGGAACGACATGGTGTCGGCGGTCGTGTAGTTCGGCGTGAACTCCACCCCGTTCTCATCCAGGTAACCAATATCGGTCCACCCGTCGCTCGTGAGCAGGGTGGAGGACAGCAGCCCGGTGGTCGGGTCAAACGGGCTGTAGGTGGCGAAGCTGTTGGCGGCGCTGTAGTCCATCACGAGTACCGACCCGTAGAGCGCCTTGCGGACGTACGCGGGGTTGCCGGGGAAAATGCTGTCCCAGGTGACACCGGCCATGGCGATATCTCCTTGTCATTGCGTTGGGGGCACGGCGCAAACGCGGGACTCGACAACATAAGTCGATACGTAGCGCTGAAGGTTTTCGTCGTCGTAATTGATCCACAGTGGACCTGTCACGGTTTCCACCGAGTCCACGAGCACGCCGCCGATAGCGGTGTGCCGCAACCGCATCATGGCCTCGTGCACGGCGCGGGCCACTGCGCTAGCAGCGGCGCGGCTGGGCGCGAAGCACCCGATATCGACCATCGCCGAGTCGGTGACGTAATCGTCGCCGCCGCCGACCCGGCCAACTTGCACAAAGGGCAGTAACGCCAACACGTTCTGCGGCAGATCCACGGCCACGCCGATAACGGTGGGTACGGAGGCCAGGTAGGTCACCAACAGTGCCTCGACGTCGGCATACACGGCGGCCCTCCGGTTCAGGCTCGGGATGCCCGGCGGGCCCGGCGCATGGCCCGTACCCGTTGGGTGCCGGCGTTCTGCGCGTCGTACTCCTCGGAGCCGCCGTAGGACGAGGGATCTTGGGCGTGGCCGGTGGCGAGGTAGTCCAGCGTGCGGCGCAGCACGGCCCGGCGTGGGATCTTCTTCGAGCCGTACTCCTGCCACCAGGCCGTGTAGTCGGTGCTGAAGATGCGCAGCGCCATACGGCTCTTGCTGACCACGACCTCGTACCGGATGGAGTCGCGGTACTGGCCCGGCTTCGTGCTCTTGGTGGCGCGGGTACCAACGGGGGCGATGGATTGGGCGTAGGCGACGCCTTTACGGCCCAGGTCATCGAGGTAGGCGTGCAGTTCGGGACTGGTGCGCAGGAACACGCCGATCGCGACGTAGTCCATCGTGAGGGTGGCGTTGGTGGCCATGGCGCACTCACCGCCCCCGGTCAGCCCGTGGCCCGCCGCAGCAGGCATTCCA